TAACTTCTCTAATGCTATTGTCTCCGTAGCGGATCCCTTCTGAAAATATAACGGAGACAAGGAGAAATAATTATGGCTAATTTTCAAATGGATTTAGAGCGAGGACGCAAGGGCGAAAGGCTAGTTGCCGAAGCATTAACCGCAAGAGGACATAGCGTGAAGGATGTTTCGTGCGAACTAAAATATCAGATTGATGATATTGATTTCATTATTACTAAAAACGGATCTACTACAACACTAGAAGTAAAAAACGATATAAGAAGCAATGAAACAGGGAACATCTTTGTAGAAGAAACCAATTATAATAATGTAAATCGTAAGTATAAGGGTTGGCTCTATTACTCACAAGCCATTTACTTTTGCTTCCTACAACAAGATCACGGCAAGGCACACATAATCCATCACGATGATTTACTTAATTTAGTTTAGAGCGGGAAATACCGTTATGTAAGCAGTATTGACACAAGGGGATTTATTATTCCTATTGATGACATTAAACAATGTCAATCTTATTATTGTTTAGAGGTGGCTTAAATGATGTTCTATTTATGTTCTTTACTAACATTATGGTTCTTCATTTGGTTAGCAAACTGACAATAAAACCACAAACAAATATCACAATTAAATAATACAATAGGCTGTGAGGCAATCCTAACAGTCTTATACAACTTAATACCATCAAGCAAGGGGACAGGGCGTTAATTCGTTCTGTCCTTTTGCCGTTTTATAGTGAGGTGAAGCCAATATGGCTTTAAAACAGAAGGAATATGCGTTGTTGGAAGCCTTATTGGCTAACCCAGCAATTAGCAATGAGAAAGTAGCCCAAATAGTAGGGATCAACCGAAATACCGTTCGCGAATGGAAAAACAAGCCCGAATTTAAAGAAGAATATAAACGAAGATTGCGTGAAAAGTGGGAAAGTAGCGAAGAAATAGCAATACATACTATGCGGAAACTAGCATTAGACGGAGATTACAAAGCGTCAAAATACATTCTTGATAGTATGGGATATGCCCCAGCACAACGCATAGAAGCACAGGTTAGCACAGATATAGAGATAAACATAGATGATTAAACTTAACCTAAACCGCAATCAATTCATACCGAAGTTTTTCCCCCTCTTGTTTGATTATTCGCATAGGTGGGAGTTTTGGTGTGGATCTGCTGGAAGTGGAAAATCCTATACTATCTGTCAGCGTATCATTATGCGTTGTTGTCGGGAACCAATAAAGGTTCTTGTGTGTCGGCGTTATGCTTCTACGCTTCGCAACTCTTGTTTTGCTCTATTTAAAGAAGTGCTAACAAAATGGCATTTAACACCATATGTAAAAATCAATGAAAGTGATTTCCGCATAAGGTTTCCTAATGGGGCAGAAGTGATAATGATAGGGCTTGATACAGAAGAAAAACTATTAAGCCTACAAAACATTTCTACAATATGGGTTGAAGAAGCCTATGAGGTAGAGAAAAGCAAAGTAGAACAACTTAACTTGCGTATGCGTGGAACGGCAGAAAACCAGCAAATCATAATGTCGTGGAACCCGATTAGCAAACAATCATATCTATACAATTTCACGGTAGAAGAACCGCCCGAAAACAGTATCTTCATTCATAGCACATATAAAGATAACCCATTCTTAAATGCTGAATATGTTTCTGCTCTTGATGAAATGGAAACCCGAAATCCTGCTAAATACAGGGTTTATGGTAGGGGCGAATGGGGAATTGATGTAGAAGGTTTGGTATTAACCAACTGGAAGAAAGAAGCGTTTGACGCTATGGCTCTTGCTTCTGCTGGATTAGAACACAGAGCAGGACTAGACATAGGTTATATTGATCCAACCGCAATAATTGATACTCTATACGATAAAGAAAACCATATCATTTATGTATTCAATGAGTTTTACAAGAGCGGTTGCCAATTAGACGATATAGCAACCGCCGTATTTGATATGAACTTAAACAAGACAAAAATAAGTGTAGATAGTGCGGAACCGCGAAGCATTCAATACTTCAAGAGTAAGGGCATAAATGCTGTTGGATGTGCCAAGGGTAAGGATAGTGTGAAAATGGGTATTATGTTTCTACAAAATCATCAAATAATCGTTCATCCTTCTTGCGTTAATTTCATTATGGAATTAGAGAACTTTTGTTATATCAAGAGTAAACAAACAGGACTTTACACCGAAGAAACGGATCATACTTATTCACATAGCATAGATGCTTGTAGATATGCGTATAGCGATATTTACACAAATACAAAACTTAAATCATTAGATAAAAAAATATTGGGGGTGTGATAATTGTTTTCTATTAAGGGAAATAAGGAACACTTTTGGCAATGGGATTTAAACCAAATGCTTATGGTAGAGAATGAAGAAATTAACGAAGTCCATTTCTGTAATGGCACGGCAGATTGTTCTTTGGTATGTGCTATCAATGAAGGGCTTGTAAATGTTCCTAACATTCTTCTACAAACGGCAAATGATATCAAGGTTTATGCCGTCTGCGGTGATAGCACTATTGGAGAACAACTATTCAAGGTAAGGGCAAGAACTAAACCCGAAGATTATGTATATACCGAAACCGAAGTATTACGTTATGAGGATTTAGAGGAACGTATTACCGCATTGGAACAAGGGGAAAATATCGCAGGATATCCAGTTATCAAATCAACTGATTTTGAATGTTCGGCGGTTGTGCCTGTTTCTGTTGTTTCCGATTTAAGCGGAAATGTAGGAAGGAAAAACCTTAAAATCTTTAATAATGGTGAACAGGTAGCAGAAACAGTATTAAATCAATATGTTTATGATGGCTCTTTTGATTGGACTACTGGAACACTAACCGCAACTAATTTAAGAGTTAGAAACAGTCAATATTATATGAAAGACGGACAAATAATTACGGAATATCTAAACGGACTTGGAACAGCGTCAAACGGTGTTAGATATATTCAGTTAATGGATGGATTAGATATCAATACATATAAATTACATTCCAATAACAAAGGATTAGTAGAAACAACCGTATTAGGTAGTAGCGGAACAATTAGAAAACGCAATGTTTCAGTAATTATCTATGATAATAATATTGATCTAGAACATCCCGAAGAGTATTTAAAGGACTTAGAAGTATTCTATACAGACGGCACAACACTAAACGAACAATATCCAATTACTGATATTTACACAGTAGAGGGGCAGAACGCATTTACCACAAACAATGGGGAAATTACGGTTTCCAACTTAAAGCCAGCAACTAAAACAATCAATAATATTATTACTCGCTTACTCGCTCTTGAAGCAATACATAACATTACCTACATTCCAAAAGGTGATAATGACGATTTAATTTTGGATGGTGAAGTATAACAATGTTTTACTTAAATAAAGATGCCGAACTAACAACGGATCTTCTCCATAAGATGATTGAGAAGCACCATACAGAATTAAAACCTAGATTGAAGAAATATAAGAACTACTATGATGGCTTACAGGACATTCTAAAAAAGCAATACGCAGATCCTACGAAGCCTTGTAGCAGGACGGTTATTAACTTCGCGAAAAACATTTCAGATAGTTATTGCGGTTATATTGCTACACCTTCCTATATTTCATACAGTAGCGAACAGAACATAGAAGATATTATGGATATCTTGCGGTATAACGATTACCAAACACAGGATGCCGATTTTCTGCTTGATGCTCTTGTATATGGCATTGCTTGCGAATTGATGTTCCTAGACGCAGAAGGACAAACACGATTTAAGTTAATCAATCCTGCTTCCTGCTTCGGCGTATATGACGATAGTTTGACAGGAGATTTGATGTATTTTGTTCGTTTTTATAGGGCTGATGAATGGGACAACACAGATTTACACAAGGTAGATGTTTATGGGGCTTCTTCTGTGAAGCATTATACAATGAATGGCTTCAATGGCTTATTAACCTTCATTGATGAAGAACCGCATTACTTCAACCAATGCCCTGCTAATATCTTCACTCTTGCGGACGAAAAAAGCATTTTTGATTGTGTGCTAGGGCTACAAGATGCCTATAACGAGTTAGTTAGTGCTGAAATTGATGACTTCACGGCGTTTTGTGATGCTTACTTAACCCTAGTTGGAGTAGATGCGGAAACGGACGATATAACCGCAATGAAGGAAAATAGGGTATTGCTTCTTCCTGATGGGGCTACGGCTGATTGGCTTACAAAGAACGCCAATGATACACAGATTGAGAACATCTTAAAGCGGATCCACGAAGCAATATACCGTATCGCACAATGTCCCGATTTCAGTAGTGAAAGTTTTGTCGGCGGGGTTTCTAGCGGGATCGCCATTAGATACCGCCTAACAGGTATGGAAACAAGAGCGGGTAAAATTGAAGCCAGTATGAAAAAGGCATTACAACGCAGGATTGAAATTATATGCGGTATGGCTTCTCTCCGTATGGGTGAAGAAGTGTTTAGAGATATTCAAATTGATTTCAAGCGTAATATTCCCGAAGATTTAACCGCAACTATTGCCACAATTAACGCATTAAAGGGAACTGTTTCAGATGCTACATTGCTTGGCTTATTGCCATTTGTTGAAGATGTAAATGCCGAACTAGACGCAGTAAAGAAGCAGAATGAAGCCAATATGGCGTTATATGGTTTCGGTGGTGATACGGAAGATGCCGAAGAAGAATAATTATTGGGCTGAAAGAGTAGCAAAAGCCCAAACCATAATCACAGACAGGGGCATTAAGGCAACTGAAAAACAGTTAAGAAAATATTATAGAACATCAATGGCGAAAGTAATTGATGATTTTGAAGCCACATACGACAAGTTATTACGAACAATGGAGTTAGGTAAAGAACCAACGCCAGCGGATCTATACAAACTAGATAAGTATTGGAAACTACAATCACAGATGCGAGATGAATTAACAAGGCTTGGGGATAGACAAGCCAAGGCATTGTCAAAAGCATTTGAAACTAATTTTTTTGATGTGTATTATTCATTTGCTCTTGATGGTAGAGACACATATAGCACATTAGATACACAAGCAGTCCAGCAAATGATTAATAGCATATGGTGTGCTGATGGTAAGACTTGGAGCCAACGCATATGGCAGAATATCACGCAATTACAAGACACATTGAATAATAGTTTAATAGAATGTGTTGCTTCGGGTAAGAAAACAAGCCAGTTAAAAACATTATTACAAGAAAAGTTTAATGTTAGTTATAACAAGGCTGATATGTTAGTAAGAACCGAAATGGCACACATTCAAACACAGGCAAGCCAGCAACGCTATAAGGATTACGGATTAGAGCAAGTAGAAGTGTTCGTAGATGAGGACGAACGCACTTGTCCTATATGTAGCAAGCACGAAGGGGAACGGCATAACATCAATGAGAAGATGCCAATACCCTTCCATCCTAGATGCCGTTGTTGTGTTGTGCCTGTTATTGATTGACTTTTGGGGGCAGTCATTAAAGAACAACCAAAATATATAGGGGCGGTAATTCCGCAACTAATGGGGGATAAATAATGGATAATACAAACACTAGTGTTAATAACGAAGAAGTTAAAACCTATACACAAGAAGAAGTAAATGCCCTTCTACAATCAGAAAGTGATAAGCGAGTTTCACAGGCTCTTGCTACACAGAAAAAGAAGTATGAGAAACAGTTATCACTTGCTACTCTTGACGAGGAACAAAGAGCAAAAGCCTTACACGATGACGAATTGAACGAACTTCGCCAGCAGTTAGCAGAACTCCAAGCCGAACGCAATAAAAGCGAAATGCGAACAGCATTAACGGCTAGGGGCTTATCACCTGATTTAGCAGATATTATGGCAATCGGTGAAAATGTAGAAGAAGCACAAGCAAACATTGAAGCATTAGATAGAATTTTCAAGGCTTCTGTAAAGGCAGAAGTAGAGAAACGGTTGGTAGGAAATGCCCCAAAGGGAAACGGCACTTCTTCACCAGCACTAAACATTAAAAATATGAGTTTAGCAGAGTTAGCCAAACATATGGGCTAACCTGCTTATTTTATTGGGGGAATTTAATTTATGGCTAATACTGTATATGAAAACAAGGTTTTAGAAGCAAAGGCAGAAGATTTGCTTCTTACTAATTTAAACACTCGCACTCTTATGACTATTGATACTAGCCTTACTGCTAACGCTGGTATGACTAAGACTATCAATGTCTATACTTATGACGGCGAAGCAGAAGAAGTAGGCGTTGGAGAAGGAAATACCCATCGCGGTTCTATTTCCTATGAAGGTAAGGACTATACCGTTAAGATGGTTCAACAGGCATTTGATTATTTTGATGAAGATTATATGAAAGACAATCTTATTGTTGATTATATGCTTAAAGGCTCTACCCAAGTTATGACTAATAAGATGACTAATGATTGGTTAGTAGAGATTAAGAAAGCAACCCTTACTCACTCTGCTACCGCATTTGGTTATGATGCTATTGTTGATGGTATCGCAAAATTGAACCTTGAAAGCGAACAGGGCGTATATGTTGTTATTCCTAACACTTGGAAAGCAGATCTCCGCAAGGATGAAGATTATAAGAGTGCTAGACAGGGTGAAGTAATTTATACAGGACAGGTAGGCACTATCTGCGGTATTCCTGTTATTGCTACCAAGGCTCTTACTAACGAAGCCTATGTAATGACTAACGAAGCGGTTAAGTTGTTTATGAAGAAGGATGTAGAAACCGAACAGCAACGCGACGCAGACAAGCGTAAGAACTCTGTATATCTCCGCACTTCATACATTTGTGCGTTAGTTGATGCTACTAAAATCTGTAAAATTACCAAGACTGCCTAATTACTGATTAAACAGGGGATAGGCTTTTTTCTATCCCCTTCTTTTTAAGGGGGATAGACATTGAAAAACATTAAGATTTTACTTGGCGAAAACGCCAGCAATTACACAGACGAACAGATTACACTTGCTTTTGATATGGCTAAGGCAGAAGTGGAAGCATATTGTCGCAGATCCATTGACGCAGAATTAGAATACTGTGCTATGAAGATCGCCGTTATTAAACTTCTTCGCACAAATACCGAAGGACTTACCGCACAATCATATAGTGGAGTAAGTGAAACATTCATTGATGGATACCCAGCAGATGTTATGGCAATCTTAAACCGCAAAAGGAAGGTAAAGGTATTATGATTTCTGCCAATATGAGAAATTATAACTTCCGCACATACGCAACTACTGATGATTACGGACAACCCTTAATTAGTGAAGATATCAAAGGTTCTGTAAAAATGGCTATTTACATTACTTCTCAATCCATACAAGACAATATTAACTATGAAGATTGTGCCTATATTGGCTTAACAACTGATGACGGTATAAACAGCACATATATTATAGAGAAAGATAAAGAGCGTCTAAAAGTGTTGTATGTCAATCCACAAGGCAGATATAAACAAGTATTTCTAGCGAGGATCTAATATGGCTATTGTTTTTGAAGGTATGGAAGAAGTATTAAATGCTATTGAGGATCTAGGCAATGTAGAAGGATTGGAACAGGCATTAAAAAAAGCGTGTGCGGTTGTAGAACGATCGGCAATTATGAATGCCCCAAAAGGCAACGGCGAATTGCGTAGAAGTATCAAAAGCAAAGTAGAAGGAACAGAGGGCATTATATTTTCTGCTCTTGAATATGCCCCATATGTAGAGTATGGAACTGGCTTATTTGCGGAAGAGGGCGGTAGAAAAGACGTTCCTTGGCGTTATCAAGATGAAAAGGGCGAATGGCATACTACCAGCGGACAACACCCAATGCCGTTTATGCG